TTTCCTTGTCCGTCTCATATTTTGAAATATATTCGACTGTCTCCGCTGCGTTAATGCCCTTCATCACTCAACCTCCTCAAATTGTTGGTTTAAAATCCGCAACCATAATTCCCCCATTAACTGAATCTCAGCTTGATCTCATCGTCCCCGCTTGAAAGACCAAAACTGATCGGCACATCGAAGATCCGTATCCCGCCGCGGTCCCCGGGCTTGACCGAATCCATGGTCACGGACGGGCCGGAAAGCACCATCTTCTTGCCGGCGGTCTGTCCGAAAGTACAGGTCAGCGCCGCGGCGTTTGCCGTGCGCCATTTGGTATAAAAATCATACGTCGCCTTGGTGACCAGCTCGGGGTTAAAGCTTCCGATGCAGTTGCGGCCGGTGATCGTAAACGCCGAAACGCCGTGAGTGGCGTTAATATCCTCGCTGGGCGCGACCTCGTTCTGGATATTAGCCTGGATCTGCGCGACCTTGAACGTCGCGATCGAATCGTACGAGAAGCTGGCTGCCAGGAGCGGTTCCGGCCGCGGATCGTAAACGCAGCCGCTGGCCAGGGCCACGTCCGTATAATCCGCGTAAAGCCCCATCATCGTGAAATTGATCCGGCCGATCTGGTTGATGTCGCCGACAACCTCCCAACTACCTTTACATCCGGTAATGATCCAGCGGACACCGTCGATATAGGCGTAGATCGTAACGCTTTTGTGGTCCGCCGATGCCGGGTCGTAATCGACGTACGATCCGGCGCTGATCGTCTCGGCCATGCCGCAGGCCTCCAAAATATCGCCCATGCGCGGAGCCGTGCCGGCCGATCCGGACCCGCGGATCTCAACGCCGAAGGTGATCTCAACCCAGCGCTTGCCGATAATCGGGTTGAACCGGCTGAGCGTCGTCATGCCGGGATTTCTTTCCAGCTTATCGCCCTGGACCGTGATATCCAGATCAAGCGCCAAAATGGCGTTGTTCGCGACCGTGGGCGTAGGATCGGATGCGTAAACACTCTCTTCTTTTACCAAAATGACGTTGCGTCTCGTTGCCACTGTCATGACTTTTTCCTCCTCTTGGCGGTCCGCGCCGGCGCGGACGCCGCGGGGTCCTTTTGATCTTCTTTGAATTTATGGTCAGCCGGCCCGGTAACTTTTTTTCCGGCGCCGCTTCGGGTGTGAATTGTAACCGGTGTGTTATCTGACATCATCTTTCCTCAGCTGTAAGGATCGTCGTGATCGTGTGCGTACAGGATATCGACATTAACGACCAGGACAATGAACGGCTGGCCTTCGGTCACTTCGTAGGCCTCATTGCCGTTGACTGTTGTCGTAATGGCGTTTCCGCCGCGCAGGTGACCGCCAATGCCGTTTCGAGTCGCCATCAAGGCCTTTTCGATATCGGCCAAAAACTTGTTTAATGCCTCGTCGGTCGAACAGTCAAAAACGTTTTTGTCGTGCCGGAAATATAAAAGCAGTGCCAGGGAAAGCACACAGCGCGTTTCAGGAAAAGTGTTTTCGGGGTTTTTGGTCTCTCCGTCCGGGACGATCTCGATGCAGGGGGTGTTGCGTTTGGGGTTGCCGTCCTGCTCAAAGCGCGTGACGTTGTCAATATCGACCTCGTAACCGTTTGAGATGCGTATTTCTTCCAGGGATTCCTTGACGTCCTTCATGATCTTTTCGCGGATACTGTCGGACACATTAAACCTCGTTTAAGGTCTGATCGACCGCTTTGTTGAGCCGGTTCAGGCGCCAGTTGGTCTGACTGTCCCAGGTCTTGAAAAATCCCAAACGCGGCTTCATGACAACCTCGCCCTCCAGGTGATAAATCGGCCGCAGACGCTCCTGGCCGCGCAGGCGCTGAAAAATAAAAGAGCCCTTGGCGGTAACAATGCGGAACGTCCGCTTGAGGCTCCTGGGTTTTTTGTACTTTGATCTTAGCCGGCCGCGGCCGGTATAAAGCTGGGATACCCGTTCCTGGGAAAACGGGACTGATAACGCGGCGCCCTTACTGGGCCGTTCGATCCCGCCGGTCTCATGGATACGCGCGACCTTTGAATCGCTGAATATTTCGGTGCCCATGTTGTTGATATCCCCGCCGGTCGGGACCAGAAAGGTGCGTTTAAAGTGCTTAAAGAAATGCACAGATCCCCGGATCCCTTCGTCCCCCATCTGCCCGGAAAGACGTTTCGCGCGAAATTCTTTTAAGAAATGTTTGCCGATATGATCGAACGCGTCGCCCAGCTTCAGCTTTAGGGTCCGCGGGAAAAGCCGCATGGCCTTATCCAGCTTGCTGGTGTCAATCTCGACTGTGATCATGGGATCCGGCATCAGTATTCGACCTCCAGTTTCCAACAGGACTCTGACGACTCTAAAATTTTTACAATATCCCAATCGATCGCGTCGTCACCGGGATGCTGCGCGAAATTGACCTTGTCGCCCTTGGTATCGATCTCGGTAACGCCGTTGGTGGCGTCGTTCTGGATGGTAATTTCGGCGTGACGGTGCGGGACCCGGGCCTGGTCCTCCGGTCGGGTCCCGGTCTGAAACCGGTCAATGATCGCCGGGATCGTTTTCGCCGTCCCGCCCTTGGGGGTATAGGTGATGTTTTCCGCGTACTCGTCCGCGCTTAGGAAAACATTTTCCATATCGTTATCAAGCTGGGTCTTAAAGGTCATTTATCGTCTTTCTTGTCGTCTTTCTTGGCGGGTTTTTCCGCGATCTCGACCATTTCGGTCTCGCCGAGTTTGATCGCGTTCATACACTTGTGCGGCTCGATGCCGGCCGGGATCTCGCCCGAAATAAGTACCGTGCCCGGCTTTTTCATATTTCCGTTGAAGATTTTTTCCGTCGTCAGGCGGATCTCAACTTTACTCATGGGTAACTCCTTAAATGGACCTGCGGTTAAATGTCCCGCGCGCCCCAGCTGACGCCAGGGCGCGCGTTAAAGACATCGTTTACTTTTACGAAAGCGTCGCGAGAACCGCGTGCTGCCAGTACCCGTAATCGACGTTCCGGCTTGCCTTGATACCGTAGAGCTCTTCGTTCTTTTTGAACGCGTGCTCCGATTCCGGCCCCAGTGCAGATACCTGGATCCCCAGGGATTCCCCTTCGGCCTCAGCATTGGCCTCGGACGGTTTACGGCCGTCCAGGAGCTCGACCTGACGGATCAAAGGCCGGGCGTTCCCGTCGGTACGGAACACGGCCAGTTTTGTGGTCCAGGTCAATTCCGGGTTCGCGACAACTTCAATCTCAATGCCCCGGTTTTTTAATCCCGCGATGGCGTTATCGACCACGCCGGACCCGGTATTGAGATTGTTGCTGTACACCGCTTTGATCGCGTTGCCCCAATAGGCGACCGGGACCATCACCAGGAATTTCCGCGCGGCCTGGTTCATCGGCCGGCCCTGGTCATTTTTGAACCCGTACAGCGTCTGGATCATCTGCAGGATCGCCACTTCCAGCTCGGACGATGTCGGAGCGGTCGAGGACGTGACGTCAAACACGCCGCCGGAAAGATCGTTGCTTTGCGTACCGCTGCTGCCTTCGCTGTGGTCAGTGTCAAAAAAGGACTGGCCGTCATAGCAGGCGGTGGTTTCGCCGTTGATGATCAGTGTGGTCAGCAGCGTGCCCCAGTGGTTGATCGCGTCATCGACCATTTCGGCAATGCGAATGTCGATCTGCCCGCTTTTGTCACGCCGGCGGTCATCCACGCTCAGCGCGAGGGTCGATTCGTAGATGACGTTTTTGATGCTCACACCGTTGACGCGCAGGCCCTTTCCCTGGCGCTCGCCAAGCCACGTCTGAAGCGCGGGGGCGAAGCCAAGCCATTTGTAATTTTCGATTTCCTGATCGGTCGGAAACAGCATGCTGGTATCCCGCACCCAGGACATCCCCATGCTCGATTCCAGCCGGTCAAAAAAACGGCCGATAATGTCGCGGCTCGAAAGTTCAGCTAATCCCATCGGAATTCCTCCTCTTTGAATTGTTTAAAAAGTTAAACCCTTAAATACTCCGTCTGGAGGGCGCCTCGACGTGAACGACGCACTGCGTCCCGGAAATCCAGCGGGTGATCTTGCCGATCGCCGTGTTGGAGCTGGATGTCAGGGTGAACGTGTTGTCGTCGTCCGCGTAAACGGTCGATCCCACATCCGTGATCGCCGTGACTCCAACGACGTTAAGAACAACGTCGCCAGCGTCGATCAACTTGACGTTCTTGGCTCCCGCGGCGCCGCCGTCGTTGTCGCATTGGGCTTTCGCGAAGCCGGCAAACACGTCGGCCGCCACCAGCGGCCGGATCCGCCCGCTCGAAAATCCGCAGGCCGCGCCTTCGTAGACGATATCGTCCGCGATAATGGGCAATTCGTTGAGATGATGCTCAAGCTCCCATGCCCGGGGGGTATCTTTCGTTAAAGTCGCCATCGAATTTCCTCCTTATTTTCAAAAGTTTTATATAAATGACCGTTCGGTTTAGGCCTTTTCCTTCACGGCGCCGCGCGCACTCGCTTTCATGTAAGCGATGTACCGCTTTTCGCTTGAAAACTGGCCCGCCACCTTCTTGTCGTTCGCGTACTGCCATTTCCAGAGATCTTCTCCCTGCAACCCTCCCTGTGCGCCTTCGGGAGCTTCAGCTCCGGGCCCGGGGTTGGGGTTTTTATTCAACTGCAGGGCGTCGATCTTTTTTGCCTGGAATTTGTTGACGGCCGTTTCCCGCGTGGAACCGTCTTTAACCGCTTCCAGGGCGATCGTGCGGATCCCTTTGGAAAACTCGTCTTTTTCGCCTTCGGCGGCAAAACCGGCGGCCTCTTCCATGATGCCGGCGCAGCGCGCGCGTTCATCCTTGACCGCCTGGGCGCAGAACTCTTCCTTTTTCGATTCCGCGGCCGTTTCGGCGTCTTTTTTGAACTCCGAGCGCAAGGCGATGATCAGGTCCGGCCGATGCAGCCGCAAGTGATCAATGGTCATATCCTTGAATAAATCTTTGTCCATTTTGTTCTCCTCCGAATTGTTTGTTGGTTGATGACTATCGACTTCCGGTTCGGGTTCCGCGTCGGGGCGGTTTGAACC